CCTGTCGCCCATCGAAAAACACGCCCAATCGGCGTGGATCATCCGGGCGGCAGAGCGGTGCGAGAGGCTGACACCCTTGGAACGGGTGCTCATCACCGCCTACTTCACCGTGCCCAACAGCCCCGAGTTGGAGAAACGGAAGGCGGACGCGATCCGCAACGTCGCCGCGATGATGAATGGCTACTACAGCTACGGCCAGGAATTCATCCGGGACACGGTTCGGCGCTACGCGGGGGAAACCCACCAGGACAACGCCGAATGGGCCGCCACCCTGGGCAAGTCGAAGCGGGCCGTGCGCGACAGCCGGCAGGGTGTGATGAGGCGGCTACGCAAGACCATGGATTCCGCCCTTGAGAAGCTCGACGGGGCAATGGCCGAGCGGGGTTACGTGGCCGCGTGATCGGCCTCGACATCCGCGCCGACGTCCGCAACACGGAGCGATGGCTGACGGCAGTTCAGAAGAAGGCCGTACCCAAGGCGGCCTCCATGGCCATGAACCGAGTGACCATCACGGTGCGCAAGGACAGCGTGCGGGGCATCTCCAGGGCTACCGCTCTGAAGCAGAAACGGGTGCGTGAGGCCGTGGTGATCGCCGTGAAGGCCCGCCGCTCACACCTGGTGGCGGTGGTGGCAGCCCGGCCCAAGCGCATCAACCTGATCGAGTTTGTCACCAAGGGCAAGCAGGTGCCCGGCGCCTTCCGTCGCCAGACGGGCGTGAGCGCCAAGGCGTGGGCTGGCCGCAAGGTCTACAAGGGCACGTTCATTGGGCGGGGAAAGAGCAGCGGCAAGCCGTTGGTCTTCGCACGCACCAGCACCCACCCGAAGCCCCTCAAGGCCATTCACGGTCCGAGCATCCCGCGCACGTTCGTGCAAGAGGAGATCAACCGGGTGATGGTGGAGACGGCCAGCCGGCGTTGGCCCATTGAGTTCGACCGGGCGCTGAAGTTTGCACTGAGCCGCGTCAGATAGGCGACGAGGCGCCATAACTGGCTGATTGACAAGCGGTTCCTTTCGGCGGACAAAGCCTGCGGGTTCGCTGCAGCGCAAAATTCCGCTAGAGACAGCGCCGAAATTTCAGATTTCCTTCCGCCTTTGAAAATCGGCGGCGGCGCGGAAGTGCGCGTGGTTGAAGGGTGAAGTGGCATTTTCATGGTTGACAAACGAGGGCGAAAAGCGGAAATGGGACGGAAATCAACTTCCGAAATGCAGATGGAATTTCGGCCCATCCCTGGTGTCACTGGATACGAGGCAAGCAACAACGGCAACGTTCGGTCAGTCAGGCGCGTGATCACCAAGCGCGATGGCAAGGGCGGCTTGTACACGGCCCAGTTAGAAGGACGAGTCCTGAAGCCGTGGATTGCTGGCAGTGGGTACCTCTATGTCCAGCTTGGATTGCACGGCCCGAAAGGTCCCGTGCATCGGTTCGTGTGTATGGCTTTTCATGGCGCACCTCCGGTTGGAAAAGAGGTTGCTCACCTCGATGGTGACTGCCTAAACAACGCTGCCGACAACCTTGCGTGGGTGACCCATTCGGAGAACGAGAAACACAAGCAGATGCATGGAACCGCTCCGGACTACGGAACGCTGCGATGGGGGCGGTCATGCGTGGCGGCTTGACGGTCAAGCAAGCTCAGGTTGATTCCCTGGTTCCGTACATCAGGAACGCCCGCACCCATACCGACGCCCAGGTCGCCCAGATCGCCGCCTCCATCCAGGAGTTCGGCTGGACCAACCCGATCCTGGTGGACGGGGACAATGGGGTCATTGCCGGCCACGGCCGGTTGCTCGCCGCCCGCAAGCTGGGGCTCGAAACGGTCCCGGTGATCGAACTGTCCCACCTAACCGACGCCCAGAAGCGGGCGTACATCCTGGCCGACAACAAGCTGGCCGAAAACGCCGGCTGGGACGATGAACTCCTGGCCATCGAACTGGGCGAACTCAAGGATGCGGACTTCGACCTGGGGCTGGTGGGGTTCGATGAGGATGAACTCGCCCGGCTCCTGGGTGATGCGGTCGAGACTCACGAGGAAAGTAACGTCGGCGACGACACTGCACCGGAGCCGCCGGAGCAACCTGTGTCGCGGCCGGGCGACCTCTGGATCCTGGGCAACCACCGCCTGCTGTGCGGCAGCAGCACCGACCCGGGCGACGTGGCCAAACTCATGGACGGCCAGAAGGCCGCCCTGTTCGCCACGGATCCTCCCTACCTGATCGACTACACCGGTGCCGACCGCCCCAACGACAGCGGCAAGGACTGGACGGACAAGTACCGCGAGATCGACATCGAGGACGGAGAGCAATTCTTCCGCGACCTGTTCGAGACCGCCATCGGCCACCTGGAGGACAACGCGGCCTGGTACTGCTGGCACGCCCACAAGCGGGCGGCCCTGATCGAGAAGGTCTGGGCCGGCCTGGGCGTCCTGAATCACCAGCAGATCGTGTGGGTGAAGCCCACGGCCCTGCACAGCTACTCGTTCTTCCCCTGGCGCCACGAGCCGTGCCTGATGGGATGGAAGCAGGGGAACAAGCCCGCTCACGACGGCGACAACAGCCACGCCGTGACCAGCGTGTGGGAACTGGATTGGGAGGGAAACACCCGGCCCGTCGGCAATGAGCACCCTACGCAGAAGCCGCTGGAGGTGTTCGCCATCCCCATGCGCAAACACACGCAGCCGGGCGACATCTGCTACGAGCCGTTCTCGGGTTCCGGCTCCCAGCTCATCGCCGGGGAACGGCTGGGCCGGAAGGTCTATGCCATGGAGATTTCACCGGCATTCGTGGACGTGGCGATCAAGCGATGGCAGGAGGCCACCGGAAAAGACGCAGTGCTGGACGGTGATGGCCGGACCTTTGGCCAGGTGGCCGAAGAGCGGGAGGCGGCGTGCGCCAGTCCCGGCTGATGTCCCTAACCGAGTCGGTGGCCAACATCGCCATCGGCTATGGGATCGCGGTGGCCACCCAGATATTGGTCTTCCCCCTGTTCGGGATGACGCCGAGTCTCGGTGACAACCTCGCCATCGGCGCCATCTTCACGGTGGTGTCCCTGGCGCGGAGCTACTGCCTGCGGAGGGCGTTTGAGGCTCTACGGTGACCAGCCCCACCTACCCCGCCAGCACCATCGCCAAACTCCTGGACCTGACGGAACGGCGGGTCCGGCAACTGGCCTCCGAGGGAATCATCCCCAAGGCCGCCGGAGGCCGCTACGACCTGGTGGCGTCCGTGCGCGGTTACGTGCGCCACCTTCGAACCCGTGGCATCGGTGAAGGCACCCTGGACGCCCACTCGGAACGGGCCAGGCTCACCCGCCTCAAGGCCGACCGGGAGGAACTGGAACTGGCGCAGCTGCGCGGGGAACTGGTCCCGGTGGACGAGGCGGCGGCGCTGCTGGAAAAGGTCATCGTCGCCTGCCGTTCCCGGATTCTCGCCATCCCCAACCGGGCCGCCCCACTGGTGTCCCGCAAGCGAAAGGCCGCCGAGGTGCGGGAGATTCTGACACGGATAACGGATGAGGCACTCCACGAGCTTGCCGCCATTGACGTCGATTCACTCGGCGGTCACGGCGAAGCTGCGGCTGTGGATGCCCCCGCCCCGGCTGACGGTCAGCGGGTGGGCGGACCGGGAGAGAGTCCTTAGCGGAGAACACTGCCCGGAACCGGGCAAGTGGCGCACCGACCGGGCCCCGTACCAACGGGGCATCATGGATGCGGTCTCGGACCCCGCCATTCAGGAGGTGGTGTTCATCAAGAGCGCCCAGGTGGGCGCGACCGAGATCATCGGCAACGTGGTCGGGTTCTTCATCGACCAGGACCCGGCGCCGATCCTGGTGATCCAGCCCACCCTGGAGATGGGGCAGACCTGGAGCAAGGACCGGCTCGCCCCCATGGTGCGGGACACCCCGGCCCTGACCGGCAAGATCAAGGATCCCCGTACCCGGGACTCGGGCAACACCCAGCTGCACAAGAGCTTTCCCGGTGGGCATCTCACCATCGCCGGGGCCAACAGCCCGGCGGGACTGGCCTCGCGGCCGATCCGGATCCTGCTGTGCGACGAGGTGGACCGGTTCCCGGCCTCCGCCGGCACCGAGGGTGACCCGGTCAGCCTGGCCCGGAAGCGCACCGCCGCCTTCTGGAACCGCAAGATCGTGCTGGCCAGCACCCCGACGGTGAAGGGCAGAAGCCGCATTGAGATGGCCTGGGAGGGGTCGGACCAGCGGCGCTACTTCGTGCCGTGCCCGCACTGTTCCAAAAAGCAGACCCTCAAGTGGTCTCAGGTGCGGTGGGAAAAGGACGGCAAGACCCACCTGCCCGAAACCGCCGTCTACCTGTGCGAGCGGTGCGGCAAGGGCATCAGCGACGCGGACAAGCCGGAGATGCTGGCTGGCGGTGAATGGGTCAAGACCAGGCCCGGCGCCAAGGTGGCGGGGTTTCACATCAACGAGCTTTACTCCCCGTGGGTCAGCTTTGCGGAAATCGTAGAGGCCTTCATCGAGGCCAAGAGGACCCCCGAAACCCTCAAGACCTGGGTCAACACCGCCCTGGGCGAGACCTGGGAAGAGGCCGGCGAGAGCGTCGACGAGGATCCGCTCTACGCCCGGCGGGAGCCTTACGGCCCCGAGGTGCCGGCGGGCGCCTGCCTGCTCACCTGCGGCGTCGATGTTCAGGACGACCGTATCGAATGCGAGGTGGTGGCCTGGGGCTTAGGTGAAGAATCGTGGGGCATCGCCTACGACATCTTCCACGGGGATCCGGGCAAGGACGAACTCTGGCAGCGGCTGGACGCGCACCTGCAAAAGACCTGGCTGCACGAGTCCGGCGTGACCCTGCGCGTGAGCGCCACCGGCATCGACACCGGCGGCCACTACACGGAGCAGGTCTACCGGTTCGTGAAGCAGCGGACGGGCCGCGGAATCTTCGCGCTGAAGGGGCGTGGTGGCGCGGGCGTGCCCCTGGTGTCCGGCTTTTCAAAGAACAACAAGGGCAAGGTCAAGCTGTTCACCATCGGCGTGGACGGCGCGAAGGAGACGCTCTACTTCTCCCGGCTGCACCCGGACACGGTGC